TGATTGACAGGTAAGAACGGACCTTTTTTAAATTCTTCGTCAGCAAGTGTCCAAGTGGCATGGGCTAACCTCGTTAGTTTTCTAGGTTTATGACTTGGGTGAACGATCCACATTACGTCTGCGTTTTGTGCAAACTGTAGCTCATTGACCTGAGAGTGAGTGTAAGTCGTGCTGATCTCATAGGCCGACCCACTAGCCTGGACCTGACCACCATTGGTGTAGAAACGAATGTAGTTGTTTCCAAACTCTAAAACGTAAGTCTGATCAACGCTAAACTCAAAAGGTATTAGCCTAGTCGTATGCGCTGAGTTCTTGACCTCGTTAATAAAGCGAGTACCACCACGCCTTTTAGCTCCACCATGAGGCAATGCCATAAAGTTTTCCATGACCTCGCAGCCTGTGGCGTATTTTGGTGAGTCAGTGCGCCCCATTAAACGTGGTGATAGCTCCCCTGATGCAAAGCTATTAATGATTGGGGATAGTCTCATGCTCTGGCAACCTCAAATACAACTGAGTTTATGTCCTCTGCGCCAACCTCTGCGCCATCGTAGATTGAGGCATCCCTCAAGGACGTTGTAGACATAGCCCACATATCGTTAGACAAGGCCCGATTCTGAGTCAGTGCGTAGGAAACCTCGGCAGAAATGCGACACGCTAAAGCAAAGACTAAAGCTGGATCGAACTGCCCAGGGTCTGTAATTCTTGCAACAAATTTAATGGTTGCGGTATCTGTGTTACATACTAGGGTTCTGCCCTCAATTCGGTATGTGCTGGTTTCTTTTAATTCCAATACCGACAGACAATGTGGATCGTTTGGCAAGCTGTATGCTTTGTCAAACCCCCATACTGGATCGGTGGATAGTTGTGAAAGTGTGGCGCGTTGAATAGCGCACGACCAAGGGTGTGATCGTAGGACAGCATCACGCGCATCTGCGTAAACTGCGTTACATACGTTTGCTTCAGTCGAGCCATCCTGCAAGGAGGTGATTGTATTAGCACCTAGCATGGCTAAAGCCCTATTACAGATTGAAACTTCACTAGCCATGACAACTCCTTGATTAAAAAAAAGGGGCGTATTTCAGCCCCCTTGGTTGCTACATACTGAACTTAGGATTCAGTACAAAGTACCTCAACAACACATTCGTCTTGAACGCGAGTTGCGCCAGCTACGAATGACAAGTACACCTGATGAGCGTAAGACTTATCAGGGCGCAGATCGATTTTGGTAGAAACATCCTTCCCAATGCCGAGTCCCATCGCACCTTTTGTAAATGCGAAACATTTACGCTGGGTAGAAGCTAGGTTTAAACGCTCAGAACGTAGGAACTTGAATCCCATAAACGTGTCAATATCACCTTGTACTAAGGCTTTGATAGAGTTGTAATCCGCAGATTTCACCTCAGTCGTGTTCAACAAGTTAGAAACCTGTTGTGAGCCTAGTACAAAGAAACGCTCTTCGTCTGGATCAACATCGTTGCCATCAAGAATCTCTTTAGCAGAGATCAACTTAGCAAGAGTCAGACCAGCAGAACCATGAGCGATCTTTTGACCAGCAGGCAAAGCTACGTTAGAGCCGTCACCATCGACAGCGTTACCAGTGGCAGCAGCAATGATTAAATCATCGAATGCGCGAGCCATTGAGTTTGCGCCAGACTTGGCATAGTGGGACTCAGGGCTAATCAACATACGAACTTTATCTTCGTCATCGATCAAATCGGCCCAGTGGTAATCAGTCATCGTTGCGACCCTACGCGAGTGTGGAACTTCCAACACAGGTGTAGTGGTATGCCGACTAGATTTAACAACAGCAGCGACTGTGCCTAGACGTTCAAAGTTAAACTTCTCGCCTGTGACTGACTGCTCGTTTACTGATGCGCGTAGGCGTGAACCTTTCTGTTGCGCTAAATGTATAAGGTTGTCCTGGAACTGTTGGACAAACGCTTTTGCGATTGTATTAGCCATTATATTCATCTCCGAAATTGGCAAATTGAAATTGGCGTTTTGAGCTACCCTTGCGGACTCTTAACTGGCAATAACGCTTGCGTTAACGAGATGAGAAACGGCTCATCTAACCCATCAGGACTAAGGTTTAGCTACCCTGTTGAGTTAAATGATCGTGTTTTTTGGTGCGGTTATTAGAATTAATCTAACTCTGGATATGCCTGTGTGTACAAGCGTTCCATTTTTTCAATTTCAGCCCTGTGCTGTGGATGGCTGGCAACATTGTACGGGTGTTCAGCGTTACGCCTAACCTCGCCAATCCTGTCCATAGCCTCAGTTGGTGATAACGAAAATTGAGAACTTGAGTTAAGCCCTGCTGACTGCTCTTCGGTCAAGGTGGACCCTATACCAGCCATCAGTCGGATCATGCCAGGGTTGTTAGCTAGACCACTGTCTAACAAGAACTGCTGTGTCTCAGCATCGGCATAGGCCATCACAGCATTCTTTGCCGCAGCTAACTTGGCATCGTAAGCGTGACCCCACTCTTTTTTGAGTAAGTCATTTGCATCTTGCATTTGTTGATCGTTCTGCTCGTCAGCCTGAGCCGATTGGCTTTGAGTATTCTCATGCCAGGCTTTTACTTGTGCAGTTGATAATCCGTTTTCATGCGCCCATTCCAAGAAATCTGGATCAGCACCATCAACCTTGTAACCTTCTTTTGTGTCTGGACGGCCTAGTCGCGCATACATCGCATTACGAGCTTCGTCCTCATCGCTGGAGAGGTTTAATAGGGTAGGAACCTTATCGGTAAGCTTGGCGTTAAACGCTGTCCAATCGTCTGTGCTTGCGTCTTCACCTGGTATGCGAATTGAACCGCCAGCGTACTGCTGGGCATCAAGGTAAGACTTAGCTAAAGTGTTTAGGTCAGGTATCTGTGATAGTGATTCATTACCCCTGTATTCATCAGACAAACCTGAGTGCCAGGACTCTGTTGCTGCTTCTGTTTCTTCACTCATTTATTTTCTCCACAATGTTCGTGATCTCTAAGTAAATGCTACGCTGACCTTCACGAAAAGCCGTTTCACATGGGTCTTTGGTAAACGAAATTCGATCACCATAGGCCACCTTCATATTGGCAAGTATTCTCTCGCCTGTTTTGCTGTTGAATAATTCTCGTATGTCTTTACTAAACTGGTCCATTTACAGTCTGCTCCAAATCAGCTACCTGTTGTGCGCCTGCAATCTGCTGCTGGCCCTGCTCCATTTCAGCCTGTGCCTGTTGCTGCTGCTGTCGTGACTGTCTAAGCTGACCCACTTGCTCATCACCCTTAAGAATGTCAGCAGGCGCACCAAGTCTATCTGCAATGGTACGGCCTGCTTTATCGACATCGACAAGATCCAATACTTCTGGATTAACATTAGCCAGCTGCATAATCCCATCGACTGCGCGTTGGATAGAGGTCACCTCATCCATCTTCTGAGATCGTGCTAATGGGCCGACATACTCAATATCTAAATCACCTCCAGCTTGTTGTAATACTTCGGGCATTTGTGGCAGCGCATTGCCACGCAACATGGAATAAAATGCTCTCTCGACAATTGGGTTTAGGAACTCTGATTGCAATCGACCAAGGGTTGGACCTAATAGGCGTTGCATCAATTCATAGCGAACCTGGACTTCAGTCGCTGTCATTTGTGGACCATCGTTTAACTCAAGCTGGTCAGAAAAGAAGATTCTACGCACTGAGCCACGGACATCGTTTAGCATTAACTGATCAGCGTTCCAGTTAGTTTGATTGACAATAGGCTGCAATCCGTTCATGTCTCGGACATATGTCACCGAACTGGGCCGCATATCAATCTTGCCAAGGATGCCGTTTTGCATGGCTTTAAGTGGGGGATCAATTGATTTCTCCCACGCTTTCATTGCTAGTTTACGAGCCTCATTTAGCGTTTTAATATCTGGACGAGCCACACAACCAGGTCCAAATCCGTAGACATCACCTGTGGTCTTGCCCCAACGAGGGACCATATACGGAAGCTCGTAATAGCCCGACTCTTTAACTATTTTTTTGTCAGCAACGCTAATGAAGTAACAAGCAAAAGGCCGCATATTAGGGGGAGCAACTAATGCTGGCTCACCTTTTAGCTCACGGGGAAACACAGCTTGTATGTACTCAAACTCTTTGTCTGGGTCAGTCTCCAGAGCTTTCATGCTCTTTTCGCCACACTTATCGCCAAACTTCTGATGTGCCTGTCGAGCCGTAAGCTTTAACTTGCGGAACACAGTATCAATGCGGCCCTCTTCACTTTCGGATACAACGACTTCAGCTAAATGACACGCTCGAAAATTAAAGCCATCAAACTGCGACTCTTTAGTTTTTACATCAAACATAAAAGCGGCAGTACCAAAGCCAGCTAGGTCTTGATAAGCCTCTGCGACTTCAGTTGAGAAGTTGGATTTTCCGAACTCTTGGAATATTCCCATACTGCACTTTTCTAGCCAATCTTTAGCGTCTTTATCTTCGTTCAGTTCGTCTTCACGGAAGCGTAGGCCGAACCATTTAGTGGATGGACTTGTAAGCGACCCGTGCAGCGATGCTGATAATATCTGTAGCGCGTGTATAGCTGTGCTGTCATAGACCTCAGAAGCTCTTTTTGTGCCTTTGCTGGACTTAGATATAAAGTCAATCTTGCCTGGCATTAAATAAGTAGCAAGCTCTTCCCACATCTGATCCCAATTGACTCGGTCACTTTTGAGTCGGTCATATCGCTTTAGTAACGAAACAGGCGAAACAGTAGGTGATATGGTTTTGCTTTTGCTTTTATCGTCATTGTCTTCATACATTTAAACAATACTCATCTGTGATTTCTTAGTGTCTGCATCATCAAGCAATCCAGCAAAACGAGTGCGTGTGCGATCCATTCGCATCAGGCTTAATCTGCGCTGGTATAATGATTTTAATTTTTCTGGATCTGTTGTCTCTGCAATTGCTTTGTTGATTGAGTCAAGACTATTTGGGTCTACAGGGTCTACAGGGTCTACAGGGTCTACAGAGGTGGTGTCATTGATACCTTCGGGAACTGTTAAAAATTCCAACCCTGCTCCGTTACCTAATCCATCACCACCTGTCTTTTCTGCTACCGCAACACCATCCACAAAAGTTGTTGATGTTTTAGCGCCCAAGCCCACTCCAAACAAGCTAGGATCATTAGCGCGAGTGACTATTGATGGGCCACCCTCGTAGTTGTATGTTGTGTCTTGTCGCTCATTAAAAAATCCGTATGGGTCGCCTACATTTTTAGTAACTCCACCAACAAGAATCCCAGATTTAATTAAGTCGGCTCTTTTTTCAGCCGTCATTTTAGGATCGTCAAGAACAGCCATACTTCCAGTGACACGACTTAAATCATCACTGGCCCTGCGTTGCATATCTGGAGTAATAACTCGATCACCACTATAGGATTTCTTCATTCCGATAGCGTCTTGTTTGGCTTTCATGTCGGCTTGCGAGGTGTTACCAGATCGCAGCCCTGCCCAGTAAGCTTGGTTGTAACTGACCTCATCATTGCGATACTTGTCATTTTTAATTGCTGACAAAAGCATACTTGGCATGGTTGAGTTTTTGTTGGATTCAACACTTGCTTGGTAAGTTGAATTGTCAAACTTGCCATAATTTCTGGCTGCTAAGTTGGTAGGCGCTACGCTTCGTAAAGTCTTGGGTTGCGTACTAGAGATATTATCGCTAGTGCCCCCAGTTGATAATGATATTGGGGTGCTAGTAGCCACTTTTTTTGAACTAGCATTGTTCTGTCTAGCTGCCAACGCTGGACTCATTTGCCCGTCACCTTGGCTATAGCTAGGAACTTTAGTAGGGCCAGAATTATAGGAGGCCGACCCACTATTTTGGGTTTGAATAATATTAGCTGAGGCCACTGGCGTAGTTACTGCGCTAGACTTAGTTACTGTCGCAGGCTTTCTCTTTACGACATACATACCATTTTTGTCGTAATAAGCATTACCTAACGCAACTTGTATGCCTTGTTTTTTCTGGCGCTTATCATCACCGCCCGTACTCGTTGCACCAGCACCACTCTTGCCAGATTTGTTGGAATAACTGCCAGCACCCGTATATTTGTTTCCATAGCCACTGTAACTTCTATTTTCACCGCGCGGATCTAATGCCATAACTAAAACCCCTAATTTATATAATCGAACTTTGCACTAACTTTGCGCGGTTATTAGAATGAACTGATGACTAAGGGAGTGGATGTTTGAGGCTCATTCCAGCCAACGGCAAAGTAACGCCAGGCATCAGCACCATGACTTGAGAAGTCGTGAACAGGTCGTGACTTATAGACCTGGTTAATCTCGTCATACTCTTTGTGATATGTCGCTAGGCAATCTAATCCTAATCGACACTTCTGCTCATCAAACCAACATCGGTTAAAGAGTGATCGTGCTGCCTGTATGCCATCCATAATGGGAATGTTCTTTACCACGTTAAAGTGCAGGCCCATCTCTCCTGCCTGCTCTAGCCTAGACCTACCTGTTCCTAGCTCTCTAACTCTGATGTCGTGTGGACCCCAATGCTCGTCATATATGTATGGCTTTTCACGCAGTAACTTGACATAGAATGCCAGCCCCTCCCCAGAATGCTCTTCGTAATCGATGACGCGGATCTCTTTGCCTACCGATTGGGTAAACCATATTGACGTTGAGTCAGCCACTCCTAGATCCCACCATGTCTGAACTGGTATTGACTGCTCCCACGGGACGTTTGTAATGCGACCCTCAGTCTTGGCTTGCCTCATTTGCTCGGCATAGTAAGCCCCCTTGTGAGCGGTCATGCACTGTCCCATCCAAATGTGTTGGTATAGGTCAGGGTCAGTCTCTAATAGGTGAAGTCGTTCTTTGTTTAACTCAATCGGGAACCAGGGATTGTCGCTCCAATTACACTCGACCACGATTGAATCGGGCGGTGGCGATATAACAAAACGCTGATAAGTGTCATCGTGCTGGCGCATCGGGTTAAAACTGACCCAAATCTCTGACCCTTCTTTACGGATTGTTGGAATAAGAGTTTCCCATGAGCCACGGGTAATGCCCTCGGCCTCTTCGCACCATACGCGATCAATACCTTCCATAGACTTAATCTTATTTACGTTGGACCGCAAACCCTCAAAGATAAAGCGTGAACCATTCTTACCTAGTATCTGAGTCTTTTGAACTTCAAAGAAATCATCCATGCCTAGTCGGGTGATAGTATCGGCAAGCAACTGCAAGACTGAGTCAGCCACTGAGCGTTGAATCTCACGGGCGCATAGTACCCTAGTCTTTTTGCTGTAGGCTTCTATAATTAGAAGTTGAGCTATGGCCCATGACTTTCCACTACCCCTTCCACCATGCGCTATTCGGTATCGATGCTTCTTAGTTGCAAAGGGTTTAAATATTGCTGGTAGTTCAGTCTCAATCAAGGGGCACATCCCTAAACCCGACCATAACGTCTTGGACCACATCAAGCTCCATTTCACCAGAAACCTCAATAGACTTACGCTTTGGTGCGACATATTGGGCAAGCTCTTTGTACATGGACCCTGCAAGTATTAACTCACCCTCATCCATAGCCTTTCTAGCTATACTAGCCATACCTTCAATAGGATCGCAGTCCAGTGAAACCAGTTGATCGATGACCGACTGAGTGCGCTTATTGGGTACACCCTTCTTGCGACCACTGTTGCCTTTAGTGCCTGCCATTTTCTTTTCCCTACTTAAAATCGTTAGTGTTCAGTCATTTCTTCATCGTCTATAAAGTTAGAGAACGATTCCACCCATGCCATTGCCTCTGCAATTAACAGATCATCTTCTTCAGTTCTAGCTCTACCGCCATCAATGTTGATGACTGCTTTCGCTAATAAAGTTAGATACAACGCTCCTTGGTTAACTACATCTTGCCCGTACACGTTTTCAATAGTCATAATATCCACTTCTTCCTCAACCAAATACTAGTGATGTCAGTGCCCGTAGGCTCTCTATCGCGCCCTTCACGATGCGTCCAATTCCCATCTCGTACTGGTGTGGTTACAGCCTCTTCTGCTGTCCAGCCGTATCTGAGTCGGTCTGATAGTGTTTTCCAGTTCATGTTGTGTTCTTTTGCTAAATCTTTGACCATCCAAACCTTTCCGTTATAACTGATTTCTTTAGGCAACCTGTTCACACGCTTGTCTGGTGCAAAGTGAATGTTTAATTCCCACGCCTGGGTTTTTAGCGTTGCATATTTAACATTTAATGCCTTGGCAGTTTCTCGCATGGTGTAACCCCGTAATGAAAAAAGGGTAATGATTTCTTCTTGGGAACAGTTGTACCTGTCACTGAGAAAATTACGGGGCTGTCTTTTCGCCACTGGACCCAAACCCACCTATGCCTCTGTCTGTCTCATCTAGCTTATCCACAGATTGCCAGGCAATGGTTTCTATCTTCTCTACCATAATCTGAGCAATTCTCTCTCCTGGTTCAATGTATCGCGTGACATCGCTAAAATTCATCAACGAGACATACACTTGACCTCGGTAGTCACTGTCGATAACCCCTACACCAGAAGACACACCTAAACCTTTTTTGTTAGCCAAGCCACTTCGACTAAAAATCTTAGCGCAATACCCCTTCGGGATGGATAGCCATAAACCTGTTGGTATCAGTTCTGACTCACCTTGAATGATGTGTTGGCTTCTGCTTATCTCAGCGTGAAGATCCATAGCGGCAGACCCACTTGTTGCATAAGCAGGCAATGGATACCTTCCACTGTGCTTTACTTTGATCTTAACTGCGGTACTCTTTGCTGCTGCCATCGTCTAGCTCCAACTCTCAATAGTAATTTTTCCAGTAACGCCCTCGGCCCTTAGATCGTAGATGCGTTTAAATTCGGCCCTGTAGTGTTTTGCTATGTCTTTGACTTCGCGTTTAGCAGACCTACCCAGAGATGTGTCGTTAGCCTTTTCTCGCAGAATATCGATACAGCCCTCACCCATTAGCTCAAGCTTGTGTTCAGAATGTAGATTAGGATTTGCCCCCAGGTACTGATGACACCCGTAGCAAAGTGCTTCTGCGTTATCCACATTAAACCTTACTCCCCACTTGCCTCGCCCGTGATAGTGGCTACAGTGCAGACCCATTCTTCGGCCTTCTTCGTAATAGGTGTGGCATCGCTCACAAGTCCACTCTGCGGCTGACCTGATGCAATCAGAGAATGCCTTGTCTGCTGGTGTGCGTTTGATTGCTGCCATTACGCGGCTTCCTTGTATTTTGAATAGGTTTGTAATGATGGCTCTGCCCAAACAATATTGCGCTCACTACCAAAAGCGTAGATCACCTCAATTAATTGCGAGAACTCTTCTTTGTTCAGCCGACTACTTCGCTTAGAGAGACCAACAAAGCCGCCATCGATGCCTGGTACAGAACGCTGCTTATGTAGGCTAGCCATGAATATGGCTTTCCAATCATCGGTGTCGAGATTATCGCCATACCAATCAACCTGTTTTTGCACATCGTTTAACATGGGCCAAAGCTTTTTGTTTTGACTCAATGATCTAGCTGCCCGTCTTAGAACAACTTCCACTGGGCCAATAAACAGCCCTTTGTTAATCATCTGGACAATCTGCGTAATCATTCCTGATACGTTTTTATTGTCTACGCTGAAAATAACTTCGCTCATAGTGCTTCGGCCCACTTAGACATAGGCAACCTAGCCAACTTCATACTCAGTCGCAGATCCCACGCACATGGGCGTTCACTCAAAGGCCCGAACTTATACTCAGGATCACTTATTGCAAACTTGTAGTCAGTCAATGGCAAATGATTCTTTTTGCAGTAGCGTATGGCCCTGATGTCGTGTCGTGTAATACCCATCGTTGCAGCAATAGACCAGGCTGGAACATGAGCGTTATACTTTTTGATGACATCAACACACTGATCGTAATCAAGAGTCATGCGACCGCCTCCAGTAATTCACCAACCCACTGAGAAGCCATTGCATCAGCAATACCTTGATAAGTCGTTGACCTTAGTTTCCAGCGATCAGGGCTTGGTGGTAGGTAGTGAAGACGCTCCCTTTCGTTCTTAGGTAGCAACATCATTTCATCCTTAACCACGTTAGTTGGTGTTAGGTTAGGCAAGCCTTTAAGCCATAGACAAGTCGCTTTTTGCTCCATGTGACCGAACATCCAAGGCTGTACAATCTGGTTATACTTTTCACCACCTATGCGATCTCTTGCATACTTGTGCATGATCGGATTTTCAATGGCTATGCGTGGCACTGGGGCTTCCAGTAGTCGTTTAAAAAACGCTGCACCATCGTCTAGCTGCGACCATCGATCAGGGTTTGTGTGCAAGTGACATACGCCTGAGTTGGTCAAGTAGGTGCAAGGTGGGTGGGCAACCATTAAATCAAAACTAACTAGGTCCAGGTCAAACACATCACCCTCGTAATGAGGCCCGAAATCAGAATCACTAGGCAATAGATCACAAGAGATTGCATCATGCCCTGCCCTAATAAACGCATCCCTAACCCTGCCGCTATACTCACACGCCACTAAGACTTTCATGCGACCCTCAATAGGCCACGTTTAACGCGATGTGTGGTGTCATTACCAGCCTCAATAATATTATTTTTATCCAGAAGCTCCCGAACACGACCAGTGACGCGATTAATCTCCCAACCCAGACTCGCGGCAATGTCTTGGCGAGTAATGGGCTGGTTCTCACGAATGACTTTAAGAACTTCAATACGGGCTTGCCCTGTCACTGGAGCTATAGCAGTTATTGCTTCTAAGCTGTTGTCATGGATCATGCGACTCTCCTTTTGTTATATTTTTTTCTTGCGGTAGGGTTAAGTTGTGATTTAAAAATGTGGCACAAGCCACCAGACTCGCCATGAGCAGCTTTTGTAATTGGCCCCTGGTAGTCAGAAATTAATTCTTTGTATGGGCTTACTGGTTTAGGTGGCGCGAGATAGTCTTTCAAAGCTCTACTCCCTCTGAGATTGCGAAATAGCCCTTAGTCAAATTCCATCGTCTGTGTTCACGTTTTAATAGTCGCTCAGTTTTCAAGCTGCGCTCTGTCTCAAGTGGGGTTTGATGCCCTAACTCCCTATGGTGCTGGAGCAATTTAAGCTCGTTACCAATAGCGATCTGCCTGTTCTTTTCGCTTACTCTGCGACTGCCAGCCAGAATTGAACTGAACACTGCGTTTTCGAGAACCTTTGTTTTGACACTTTCTGAGCCTGAGATCATGGTTGTTTCCTTGTTACCAATCGGTGTTATTCACATCCAGCACTGCGGCTGTGACGCTTTGATTCTTTAATTGCTTTGCATTGAAACCATTAACGACAATGTCATTAGCAGGCTTATTCTTGGGGTGTACTGATTGCCAACCACCAATAATTGCATCTTCTAACATCTGCTTTGGGCAATGCCCGTTGTCACGCTCCTTACTGATTTTGTTAATTAACAAAGAAATAGCTTTAGGAGTCATTGGCTTTTTATTGGCTTTACGAGAATCAACAAAATCATTTAATAACTGGGGATCTAACCATTCTGGAATCTGAGCAGCCGCAGGCTGTGATTTCTGTTTAGTTATTGTTTCTTGTTTATTGTTTATTGGTTCTTGTTTAGTTGCACACCCGTTCAACGTCTGTTCAACACCTGTTGGTTTCTGTTGCTTCTTTGCTTGTCTTGCCTTTGCAGAAGCGATGCCTGCTTTAGCTTTAGCACTAGTATTGGCGTGGTACTTAGCTATTTCTTCATCACAGCGTGGGTGGCTGTATTTATCACCATCATCAAAGAAGAATTCTTCTAATACATAGTTTAATGCGGTGTATTCTTCATCGGTTTGAGCCAAAACCTTGCGAGCTAGCTTGGCCCTATCAACAGATTGCAACGGCTGTTCACTGTCGTAGTACAGTTCTATTAAGTCTCTGTACAACGAGCGTTCAACGCGTGTTAAATGTCGTGTGGAGTTGTTAAAGTCTCCAATGTTATGGCTGTAGTAGTGCATTTGTTATGCCCCCATTAATCCGATTAATCTTATAAATGATCTAAATCTGGCGTTCAAAGACGTTTTGCCATACTTTCGTTTCATTCTTTTGTTTGTCTCGGAGATCAATCATGGCGGCTCTAATGTACCCAGATACATCTGTATTACTTAAAGCAGCAGCAGCTTTTACAAACGCATACAAATCATCATCAAATGTTGATCCAACATTGTTGCCTAATTTTTCGGTCATGCAGCCCCCTCTGACTCAGCAGCTTGATCTTTTTGATAGTGCGCCTGGTCATACGTTAAAACGCCACCAGTTATCATCTGCAAGCGAAACGCCTGCTTCTCAGGTATCACTGAACCCCAAACCGAAATCGCTGGAGAAGAGATTTTTAACATCTTCGCCAAGGCTGCTTGAGTGCCAAAATGATTAATGCAATTTTCCTTCAACATCGCTGCCTCCTTGTTAAGTTGACTTATAGTCTCACACCAACGCAACTTAGGTCAATACCCGATAAGATTACTTAACACTATTTAAGTGTTATCCAACTTTAAAAAGAACATA